ACTCATCAATGCCAGCTATCTCAAAAATCTGGTATTCAAGAATCCAGTCGAAAAAAAGGGTGGTGTTGACATCTATGAACAACCCAAAGAAGATCATGTCTATGCGATCGGTGTTGATGTGTCTCGCGGGGAGAATCTTGACTATTCGGCATTCTCCGTTTTTGATGCCACCGAGTTTCCATACAAACATGTCGCAAAATATAGAAGTTCATCCATTTCTCCATTGATGTATCCGAGCGTTATTGAATCAACTGCCAAACAATATAATGATGCCTATGTGCTGGTGGAGACAAATGGCATTGGTCAGCAAGTTGCCGATATTCTACATGGTGAAATGGAATACGAAAATCTGGTGCTGATCACATCAAAGGGTCGTGCCGGTCAGGTATTTGATGGTGGATTCGGAAAGGGATCAACACAACTTGGAATCACCATGTCCAAGAAGGTCAAACAGGTTGGGTGTTCCACGTTGAAGGATCTGATTGAAAATCAAAAGCTGATTACGAATGACTTTGATACCATATCAGAGATGAGTTCTTTTGTCTCAAAAGGTCAGTCCTATGAAGCAGATGTTGGTTGTCATGATGACCTTGTTATGTCCATGTTGCTATTCGCATGGCTAACATCACAGCCACACTTCAAAGACATAACAGATATGGATCTACGAAGACGGTTGCTTGAAGAGAAAATGCAGGCATTGGAGGATGAGTTACTACCCTTCGGGTTCATTGATAATGATGAGGAAGACAGCTTTAAAGACGGGGAAGGACAAGAATGGTTCTATGTTAATAGGCATTGAAAAACTCCTTTTTTATAAATATTGAAGACAAAGTTTATGGTTTGGTTTGAAATTATCATATTGCCATAGTCCTTACAAGGAGAAAAAACATGCCTTTTCAAGTTTCACCCGGAGTAAATGTATCTGAAGTTGACTTGACGACAGTCATCCCTGCCGTATCAACCAGCGTCGGCGCGTTTGCCGGAGAGTTTAAATGGGGTCCACTCCTCAAGTCCTTCCTTATGACTTCTGCGGACGATTTGGTCGAGATGTTTGGGAAGCCCGACGAAAATATTACTGCCGACTTCACTGCGGCAGCCAACTTCCTTTCTTACACAAGTGCCTTGCGTGTTGTTCGTGCCGCAGCCACCGGACTGCTTAATGCTGCTGATGGATCTGGCGGCGCAGAACTTATTGAAAACGATGACTATTGGGATGGTATGGGTGAGCTTGGAGTAAATGCCAATACATTCTATGCCAAGTATGCCGGTGCCCGAGGAAATGAGATCATCGTAGAGGTTTGTGACCACTCCGCACAATTCGAGAATTGGGCTTCAAACTCATACTTTAGTGCTGCTCCAAACACAAGCTCTTATGCTTCTGATCGTGGTGCCACTAAGGACGAGGTTCACGTCATTGTTCTCAACGCCAGCAAGGATGGATTCACGGATACCGCGAATGACGTTCTTGAGGTTTATCCATTTCTTTCAAAGGCTTCGGATGCGAAGGATGATTCAAACGAATCATCATACTTCAAGACTGTCATCAACGACAACTCCAAGTACATTCGTGTCGGAACTCCTGCCAACATCAACTCCACATATGGTGTGGCAGTCTCCGATGGATATGAATACGGAAATGGTGCTTCACTAACATCTGTCCAACTTAGCGGTGGTGCTGACGGAACCCTAGCGGTAGGAGACTTACAAACAGCGTGGGACATTTTTGCGGATACCGAGCAAGAAGATGTTTCTCTTCTGATCACAGGTGCCGGTGGTGCAACCCTGAGTGAAGCCAACCAGAACACAGTCAAGGGTTATGTTGTGGATCTTGCGACAACTCGAAAGGACTGTGTTGCGTTCATTTCACCCGGAAAGGATGATGTTGTCAACGCTTCTTCTGAGTCTGTCAAGCTCGACAACCTAACAAACCGAGTGACTGGTTTCCGAAATCAAACTAGTGGTGGCGTAAACAAGAACACTTCTTATGCGTTCATGGACACTGGATGGAAGTATCAGTTTGACCGATACACCAAGAAGTACCAGTGGGTTCCTCTGAACGGTGATGTTGCTGGTCTTGTTGCTCGCACGGATCAGGAACGTGACGCATGGTTCAGCCCCGCTGGCTACAACCGTGGTCAGATCAAGAACGTTACCAAACTTGCCTACAACCCATCAAAGGCACATCGGGATTCACTGTACCTACAACAGTACAACCCCGTTGTTTCTTTCCCCGGTCAAGGTACGATTCTGTTTGGTGACAAGACAATGCAAACAAGACCAAGCGCGTTTGATCGAATCAACGTGCGGCGTCTCTTCATTGTTCTTGAGAAGGCAATCTCAACTGCCGCCAAGTTCTCACTCTTTGAGTTCAACGATGCGTTCACCCGAGCGATGTTCCGAAACATGGTCGAGCCATTCCTTCGGGACGTTAAGGGTCGGCGAGGTATCACGGACTTCATCGTAGTGTGCGATGAGACAAATAACCCCGGAAGTGTAATTGATAGAAACGAGTTCGTTGGTGATATTTACATTAAGCCAACACGCTCAATCAACTTCATTCAGCTTAACTTTGTTGCGGTTGCGACAGGCGTTGAATTCTCTGAAGTTGTTGGTAATTTCTAAGGTTATCCATATAAATAAAATAGGATTAACAAGGAGATAAATAATGCCTTTTTCAATTAACAATTTCAGAGCCCAACTTGTAGGACAGGGAGCCCGTCCCAATCTTTTTGAGGTTACGATTCCCTTCCCTACTGCGGTTCAAACGGGTGAAGCTGGTCAGAAGATGACGTTCATGTGTAAGGGAGCGCAGATTCCCGGTGTTGACATTGGTACGGTCACTGTTCCATACTTTGGTCGAGAGATCAAGCTGGCAGGAAACCGAACCTTTGCCGAGTGGACAACGACAGTCATCAATGATGAGGACTTCGCGGTTCATGGTGGCATCACCAACTGGATGAATGCCATCAACAGCCACGGTGAAAATGAACGTGCCATTACAGGAACCGATTATCAGGTTGATGCCGACGTTGTACACTACAAGAAGACAGGTGAAATCGCAAAGCAAATCACAATGATCAACTGCTTTCCAACATCAATCTCTGCGATTGAGCTTGGATGGGATCAGAATGATGCGCTTGAAGAGTTCACTGTCACATGGCAGTATGACTTCTGGCAGGCGAACGACGGCGTTCACGCTACTACATAAAATAACCTCTTTCTGGTAGGCATACATAGTATAAACAATCCTCCAGAAAGGCAGTGATAAATGGCAAAACGCAAAATCTTAGGCTTCACGATAGGGAAAGATGATGAAGAGAAGGTGCCTGAACAGAGGCTTCAGGCATTCTCTTTGCCCGAAAATCAAGATGCTGCCGTAGAACTTCAGGGACCAAACGTCACTGGTGGGGCATACGGCACATATCTTGACCTTGAAGGCACGGTCAAAAATGAGATCGAACTCATCACCCGTTATCGTGAGATGGCAATGAATCCAGAAGTGGAGATTGCCATTGATGATATTATCAACGAAGCCGTCATCACAGAACATGGTAAGTCTCCCGTTTCCATTTCGCTTGGCAACATCGACATTCCTGAAAAGATTAAAGAGAAGATCATCGAAGAGTTTGATGAAGTTCTCCGATTGCTTGCTTTCAACGAGTACGCATATGATATTTTCAAGAAGTGGTATGTTGACGGAAGACTATACTACCATGTGATGATCGACACGAAGAATCCAAAGGAAGGAATCAAGGAACTTCGTGCTATTGATCCTCGTAAGATCAAGAAGGCGAGAGAAGTTAAAAAGCCAAGGATGAATGGTCAACGGCTTGAATCTCTCCCTCAGAACATGACAGAATATTATATCTATTATCCCGGTGGCATCTCAAATCGTGTTGGTGGAATGGGTGGACCTAACAACCAAAAGGGAATCAAGATCACACGCGATTCCATCACACACATTCACTCAGGCATTCTTGATGCGGGCAATAAAATGATCCTTGGAAATCTACACAAGGCAATCAAGCCCATGAACCAACTCAAGATGCTTGAAGATGCGACGGTCATCTATCGTATTTCACGCGCTCCAGAGAGAAGAATTTTCTATGTTGATGTTGGGAATCTACCCAAGGTCAAGGCAGAGCAATATCTTTCCGGTATCATGTCCAAGTTTAAAAATAAATTGGTCTATGATACCGACACCGGGGATGTTCGAGATGATCGAAAGCATATGTCGATGCTGGAGGATTACTGGCTCCCACGGAGAGAAGGTGGTAGAGGTACAGAAATCACTA